CGATGCCTACACCTCGTCTACGTAGAACAACGTATTCATTATTTATTAATCCAAAAAAAAATGATGGTTTATATTTACCAAACAGTTGTTCAAAAATATAAACAAAAACGATGAATGTGAATATGTGGGCAGTATGGACGAGTATGTGGGTGACCTCCTTGATTGGAATGGTGGGGCAGGTGCCGTGGACGCTGATGTTTTTACTCACGCCTTATTTTTTCAGGGTGAGGCTGTATACCATTACGTCGAGGGCAGAATGTCGTCGTATCCAGAAGAGGATCGGTCGATCGTGCACCCATTCGGTGGATAATAATCGGGGACACGGTTATGCGATTGGAAAGTATTATCTGGCGTTCATCAGCATCTGCAGCAACTATTCGGGAGATGCCTCCCAGATATGGATGATTGCCGATGAAAAGAGTTATCATCGGCTTGTGGTTGCGAAAGAGGTGGAACGATGCGAAGACGATCATGATCATCATGAAAAGACAATAGAAACATGGGATGAATTACACGCAAAGGAAAAGATGGAAAAAATGGTGGATCTGGTGACGGATAAGGATAAGAATTCTTGTCGTCACCAGAATTCAGAGGACACGAATCAAAAAGATAATAATAATAGCATAAAAAATAAAAAGTTGGAGATTGTGATTTTTGAGAGGATGGGAACCTATGCGGATTGTTATTTTCATAAACGGTGTTTGTCGTTGACGGATCGATGGACACCACGGGTGTCGCAACGACAGGTGATGAATTCCATCAAGGGGCATTATCGCCAGTTTCAGAATACAGTGGCGTTTTTGTACGGACCGGTGGGGATCGGAAAATCGTTGATTGGACTGTTTCTTGCGCGCGAGTTTCCGAATAGCGTTTATTGCAATACGTTCAAGCCGTGGCAGCCAGGAGATGTTCTTGGGGAGCTGTATAGCAATGCCGAACCTTCCTTTTCACAACCGTTGATTCTTTGTCTGGACGAGGTGGATTGTGATTTGGTTCGTATCCACGCCGGTATACCTCCGCATCGTGAGATCCCCACGACGGTTGCCAATAAAGCAGGGTGGAATAAAATGCTCGATGAGGTTCAGTGGGGCGTCTACCCTTACTTGATTCTCCTTTTGATCTCCAATCGTCCTCCAGAATTCATCCATTCCATGGACCCTTCTTATCTCCGTCAAGGACGTGTCAATCTTACCTTTGAACTGGCTTCCCTATGATTTATTTAAACAAATTCAAAATGTAATTTAAATTTTGTTCATAAATAAATGTTTCATTTGGTTACCATAAAGGGTGATGAGGCCCCGGATTCTCTGAATACTCTCGATGCTATGGAAATAAAAGATAAAAGTCATGCCTATCTGACTCTTTCTGCCAAAAGAGTAGGGATAAAAATAAAGTATCTCCCGTCGAAAGATATTTTTTCCATGAAAGAGGTGGTCAAGTGGTTGCCCGAAGACGATATCGTATGTTTTGTGCACACGAATAACGTATTGATTTTTGCCGAGGAAAAGGAAATGGTAAAGAAATTTTTGGAGTATGATTGTGAGATTGTGTTTGGCAGCGAACTTTGTTGCAACCCCATCCAATATTTGTTGATGTATGAACAACAGAATCAAAATTTTCCAAAATATTCAAGTTGTTCAACGAATTTTAAATATTTAAATTCGAACGGTTTTATAGGGAGGGCAGGGTCGATAGGTCGAATGTTAACACGTATCTCGGACATGTGTGACATGTTCGACCTATCTTCAACAATTCATACAATGCGAGAGCCCTTTTTACAACTGTGGAGAAATTGTTGCCCAGGGAATGATAGTTTTGTGTTGTACTATTTGTCGTGTGCCAATAATGTGTGGGGGGATTTGGGGAAGAAACATATTGGGTTAGATTATCAGCAATCGATATTTCATAATATGGGAAAGGTTGCCTTTACAGATCTTGTCATGGTTCGAGGTCGTTTGTATAATCGTCTTATAGAAAGTTATCCGTGTATTGTGCATTTTAATGGCTTCTATGATTACCAAAACAAAATAGCCCACACGATGACCTTACAGAACCAACATGTGTTGGATGTATTTTTTAATATCTCGGAGGATACTCAATTTCAGAATAGTGTTATAACACTTCCTTATAAATTGCCTTTCCTCATTCAATATGGAAACAGTATTATCCCTCATGAGTTGCCACAACTTCCGGACGAAAGGGTGCAGCAACACAAAAAGAATGTTGTGTGTTGTATTACTGTACGTGATTGTGCAGAATATCTCGTACAGCTGTTCAAGAACTTGGAGAATCTGGGAAAAGAATTGGGTAAAAGCAATTTTAATTTTACCGTGATTTTTGTACACGATAATTGCGAGGATGGGAGTGAGAGGTATCTATACGAATACAAATATGTGTCCACATTGGATGTTATTGTCATCCATTGTGCCAACAATTTTTCACCACATCGCACCTTCCGATTGGCCAAGGCAAGGAATTGCTATTTGAAACATATATACGAGAAGATCAACCCCATAAAAAAAGTGGATTATCATATCGTCTTGGACGCCGATTATGTGAATACGGATCCGTGGGATATACAAAGAATCAAACAATACATGGAGAACGATAAGAACGATTGGGATTGTTTGACGTTTAATCGAAAATGTTACTATGATATTTGGGCCCTATTTTATGGATCGCACAAACATCATTGTTTTGGATTCAACGATTTGAATGGTGGCGATATAGTAGATTATATGAAAATGGATGTTCAACATAGATTACGTCAATTGGGCGAGGAAGAACTGATGGAATGTTTGTCTGCGTTTAATGGGCTTGCGATTTATAGAACAGAGAAATTCGAGGGTTGTGACTACAATGGATCGTATGCCGATATTAAAGAATTGATTACCGATGAAAATCGGAAGGAGACCGTTCGATTTTATAAATCGTTGTTCTCCAAACAAGAGTTAACGATCAAGGAAGAATTTATAGAACACTGTGAACATGTCTACTATCATCTATGTGCAATCCGTAAACACCAGGCTCGCATTCGGATCTCCAAACATTGTTTACAGTAGAGAAAGAAGAAAAAATGAAAGTGAAGTGGTTCCATGAAAAGAACAAGGATAGTATAGAATGAGTTTGTTTCGATAAAAAAAATTGAATTTTAATATTATGACAACTTACTTACAAATTGATAAAACAGAAAACCCCACTTGACACAAGAAAAATGGGAATCAAGAGTGCCAAGGCGAAGAATCGCAATGACAAGAAGATTGAGAAGAAGATGTTTATGAATGGATCGCGTGCGGCGGTGAGGATCCGAGAGGATCAACAAGATTATGCCCGGGTCACCAAAGTATTGGGCAACTGTCGTTTCATGGTTTTATTATCGTGTTCGATGATCGAACAGATCGGAGTGCTGTGTGGCGGTTTGCATCGTCGAGGCTGGCTGATGGTGGATTCATTGGTGTTGGTATCTATCCGCGATTTTCAGAACGACAAGGTGGATATTATCCACAAATACGGCGACGCAGACGTTCGACGTCTGATGGCCATGGGCGAGATTAACACAGGATTTATGAGCCGCGATGGGGATAAAGATAAATGTTTTGATACGTTTGATTTAAATGAAGAGATCTTGGGAGGGAATGATAACGGGGGGGTTGGAGGGGGTTTGGAAAAAAAAACCACGAATCATCTTGATGACGAGGAGGAGGATAATAAACGCGAGGTGATGAATCTGGAGGATATGTTGCCACCTCCCTACGAAGCGTACGACTCGGATGGCGAATTGCAACAAGACTTTTTCGAAAAGAAGAAGAGGAGTAGTAGTACATCCTCCCTCGCCGATACAGGGGGTGTGACGATGACCACCAGTACAGAAGAGAGGGAAGAGGAAGAAGAGGAGATGGACATTGATTTTGGTAGCATTTAATTAAACATAGACACTGTTGGTATATTTTTTTTTTTTTCAATAAATAAATACATTTATTGAAAGGTGATATGGAATTCAACATAAAATTGAAATCAAATAGTATGGGATCCCTGAGAAATAAATATGGAAACAATATCAATACCGGTGTTTTCAGAGATTTTGGGTTATTTAAGTTTATTTGATATGGAGAACCTTGCGAGGGTATCCCATACGTTATGTGAAACGGTTTTACAAGATAGTCACTACTTTTCTCGGGTCGATCAATTCCTGATTTGTTTGCATAAACAGTGGAACTATTTACAACGTCGTTCGGGGATAATCGATCCAATCGATCCCGAAAAAAAAACACATAAAACAAATTATATCATGTTGGATCCAGCGATAGCAGTCAGAATCGGTACCAAGTATCGGATTTTGAAAGAATACTATGACCATTTACGAACAGGATTCACATCGTCGTCGAGTACGACGACAAAACGACGGGTCATGTTGGTACCTCTGTTTCCGTCATCGTCGAAACTGGAATAAATTTATTGGAAACAAAACGTGGAGGTTTCTTTGGCATTTTGAAGTTTATCGAGAAGAACACTGGGTGTTTGCGATTTGGAAAGGGCCGATAAGCCAAGGATCCTGGAATGTTCCGGTGTCCATTTCATTTCCATGATGAGGTAATTACGAGCCACGTCCCAATCCAGTACACAAACGGTTCCTTCATGAGAAGGAAATAAAGGTAATAACTCGGGTCGAAGAATGGAAGAAGGAGAGGCTGCATTGATCGTCATGATATACCCATCAAGACAGTCCATGGAGGGCGTGGTAGAAGGCTTGGAAGGCGTTATCCGTCCATCGATCGAAAACGGGATCATGGTATGGATAGAAGATGAAGAATCAGGGGGAATCATTAACCCTGCATAATGAAAGATGATGGAATCGACCTGGAAATAGAAGGTAATTTTAACACAGGTAAGATTCGCCAACATGTCAATCGGACCAGGGGACGATAGATATTCGCGATATACAAACGTTTGAGGAGAAACATGATACGTTTCTTGCAAGGTTCGGAACCACGTGGTGGGAGGTGTCGGCAGTGGTGCTACCGCAAGTGATACCATGGTTCTTAACGGTAGGAGCATGAAGGAGAATAGGGTTGTGCATACAGAGGACCAAATCATTGTTTTAGGAATTTTATATTTTGGGCCTGTTATGTTTAAATAATCCACTTTTTTTTGTATTCTTTGTATTCTTTGTCGGAGATTGGAGAAGATGCAGAGGATCGTAGGTCAGGATCGTTTTGTTTTTCCATTGATGTTGAAAAAAGTGGAGAAATTGTACATGGGAATTGCTGGGTAGGTTGCGAATGTTGGTAAGGTGAGGGTAAAAGTACTGAACAGGCATCGTAAAAGGGAGTTGAAGTTTTTTGTGATGAGGAAACCAACAGCCGTTGATTTCGTTGTTGCCCAATGTTTCATAGAGGGTTATTTGTTTTTTATGACGACCACGACTACCCATCGGAAACATGTCGGGTGGATTCCATGGATTAAACAATTTTGGAAATATAGCTGGGGGCAGTAATGGAATAATAGAGGAATCAAACGATGTGGAAGAGAAGATCGGATAGGTACGAAGATTCTTCACTTCGTCCATCATGATTTCGACCAAGACCATGAAAATGATTTTTCGACTGATCCAGTCCTTGTCGTCCTCCTTCTCGTCGATCTTGTTCGTGAATAGTAAAATATTCTTGGAAAAAAAACGCAGTGCGCGACGAAAATTATAAACGGTTTTGATTTGTTGATCCACCACAAAATAAAAATCTTCCACATTGTGATAATTGTTATAATTTATGTTGGCCTCTTCAATCCGGTGCTGCAATGCCAATTGCCTCGATATAGAATGATTTTGATGAGGTATATTTATCTTACAATGTAGGTACACGTTTAATTTTGGGGATGGTTCATAATACTGTTTCCTGTAATGACAGAGGCAATAAAACTTTTTGGTACGGTTCTTGATCGATTTTGTGTTCATAAATTCACCACATCGATGGCATACTCGCAAGTCGTAGTGCGACCGCAACAAATTCAGTACCTCACTTTTAAAGGCCTTTGAACTCATTGGCATGTAATCTATAATCTCTCGCACGATCGGAAAACAAAACTCTTTTGTTAAAAATCCCATCACATTATTTCTATCCATCTCTTCTATCCTTTTCATTTCAAATAAATGATTCTACTTCTTATATCTTTCCACTTTTTTTGTCAGTGGTCGGGGGGACACGGGGGGGTAAAGACAAGACAGTTTCTTTTTCATTATTTTTGAAGAATTTTTTATTGTCCACATCGATATAATATTTAATGGTTTTTCCCTTGACATTGGTGACTTCGATATGATGGAAATTTATAAAGATCGGTGATTTTGAGGTTGAATTTTCCAAAGAATCTAAAAATAGTTTTGCTGCCTGGTGTGGTTTGTTCGTCTGGAATACCTGTACAGGGGTAGGAGGTTTTTTCGGATGGACCGACGTACCTTGAACAGTATATTGATGCATCTTTTTATTTTTTAAAAAATAAAAATAAATTCCTTTTTCTTTTTTTGGTCATATTATTTCTTCATTACTTTTTTGTTGGAAAAAGTTTACTGAAATTTTGTTTAAAAAGTGAAACGTTTTTCGCGTCGTCGTCAAAGACATCCCCGATATCGACGTCATCACCGTCACCACCAATATCCTCTACCTCGGGTGATTCAAAATCTTGTGTAATCTCTTCCTCTTCCTCTCCCTCTCCATCATCATCCTCCCCTTCGTCATAGGGATCGTTTTCAAAAGGATTTTCATTTTCATTGTCGTTATAATCATCATCATTATAAATATCCTCATCCTCATTAACCTCATTAAAATAATGGTTCATGTTTCCTTTAAAACGAACCTGTTTTGGGTTTTCCGGGTATAACTCCTCGCCGTCCTCGTCTTCCTCTACGTCGTCGTTACCAACATCCTCTTTTAGTTTGGGAGATGTGGAAGAAGAGGAAAAGGATCGATAAATCATGTACCCCACCATCAACACAATCAAAAGAATGACGACGATTTTGACGTAAAAGAATGTGGGGGATTTTGTAAATCTGGAAAGTTTTTCCATAATTCCTCCTCCTTCTTTGGTTTCGCTTTCAGCGACGATTCCGTCTTGCGACCAGGAAGTTTCCATGGATTGTATCGGTTGGTTGTTGTTGCCTTCCGTGTCCATGTTATTTGCAGGATTGGTGGATCCTCCGGTGGCGGCATGGGATAGAGGCAGGACAATCGTTTGTGTCCGGATTTGAACACGAATGTCCTCGTCGGTATCGGCCCGGAGGATGATGAAATAATTTTGGTAGGAATCGTTGTAATTCGAAACCTTTCCTGAAATTTTTCCATCGACTGGTTTCATATCCACTTCCTTAAAATCAGGACTCACCTTATCCAACTGATCCTGAGGCATAATATACACAAAGAAAGAAGAAGTGGGTTTCTCGGCTTCGATGGAAAACTCAATCTCAAA